AACATTACCACAGGGTGCATTTACAGAACAGAACATTCTTAACCAAGAGTTAAGAGTAGGAACTCGTTATCCAGAATCAAGAACTGGAAACATTGATGCCTCAGTTGTTACTGGTCAAGGTGTGCAGGCTCTTATGGGAGCATTTGATACACAAGTTAAATCAGCACAAGCAATATTTGCCGCAGCACTTCGTGATGTAATTAGCATTTGCTTTGAGGTCGATGAAGTTATTTACCCTGGAGAAAAAACAATTCGTGGTGTAGACTCTGGTTCTCCATACGAGATTACCTACAAGCCAACCAAAGATATTAAAGGTGATTACTCAGCCGATGTTAGATACGGTATGCTTGCTGGTCTTAACCCAGCACAGGGTCTTATCTTTATGTTACAGGCTCTTGGTGGTAAATTAATATCTAAAGATATGGCTATGCGTGAGTTACCATTTACAGTTAACGTAACTCAAGAGTTAGAAAAAATTGAAATTGAAGATATGAGAACTGCTTTACTTGGTTCTTTAACTGCCTACACACAAGCAATACCACAGATGGCTACACAAGGACAAGATGCTTCTGAAGTAGTTAGAAAAATTGCTGCAGTAATTAAGGCTCGCCAAAAGGGACAAGCGTTAGAAGATGCTATCGAGGCTACCTTTGCGCCTGCACCGCAACAAGTTCCTCCTGCTGGCGCACCATCTCAGGTTGAGCAAATGTCCCCTGCTCCCGTTGCTGCTCCAGTAGGAGGTCCATCTCCAATTGATGAGCAACCTCAAGAAGTACCTGACGTACAAAGTTTATTATCTAGTTTAACATCTGCAGGTGGAGCAAACGCAAGCGTAAGAACTATTAGACGACGTTAACTAAGTAGGGGACTATGACTGCAATTGTTGGTATACAGGGAAAAGGTTGGGCTGTCTTAGCAGCAGACTCAATGACTACATATACAGATAAACCATATGTAGCCAAAGGTTGCGAAAAGATAGTTAAAGTTGATGAGTATCTAGTTGCAGTATCAGGTGATGCTATAGCAGGGGATATACTTAATAACTTATGGCAACCACCTAAAGTAATTAAGACGCAAGACTCAGATAGATTTATGATGATTAGAGTATTACCATCTATAAAACAAACTCTAACTGAAGCAGGTTACGACCCAGCACCTAAGAATAAAAATGATGATGATGCTGGATGGGATGCATTAATTTGTTTTAATGGAAATTTATATCAAGTTAGTGATGACTATGGATATATGCGAGATGATAGAGGTTTGTACGGAATAGGCGCAGGTGGGGGATTAGCCCTTGGCGCTCTAGCAATGATGGAAGTAGAAACAAAGACACACGCTAAAGCATCAGGTGCTGCTAAGAAAGCAGTGCATGTAGCAATTCAATATAATATTTGGTGCGGTGGACCAGTTCACACAAAAACACAATTTACTAAGTAGGAGGAACAATGGCTGGAGTTAAGGGAAGAAGTGGTGGCGCTAATGGCGGACCACAATATAGCCCAATGAATGTTTCTGGAACTGGTGGTAAAGGACAATCTGGAACACAAGCAGCAAAATATTATTCAGGCTTACCTTATGGACAAGGTAAAGCAACATTAGAACAACAACGTGCTGTACCTATGGCTGGAAACTTTACTGCACCACTAATGAATCCTATAGATTCTCTTCCTCAAGCAACACCCTTAACTGAGCAATCAACAATGCCAGATGTCCCAGTTACTGATGGAGCAATGATGGGTGCTGGCGGTGGCATGGAAGCATTGATGTTACCAAAAGAGCAAGACAATGATGTTGAAAAACAAAGACTATTATCTTACTTGCCCGCCTTGGAGGTAGCAGCACAAAGCCCAAATTCTTCACAAGCATTCCGTAATTATGTGAGAATTCTAAGGGCTAACCTTCTATGAGCGAAAAAGAAGACGCAAAAAAAGCCTATCAAAATAGACAGAGAAATAACAATCCCTCTGCTTTTGATACTATGGGTTCATTTAATAATTATTATGCTGGCTGGAATATTGATTCTTCCAAGTCTTTAGCATTAGATATGGGAAGATATATCCCTGCCGCAAATAGGATAGACGCTACTTCTCAGTTCAATAAATCTCAAACACCAATAGCAGAAGACAAAAAAAGTTTTTGGCAGAGAGCATTCATAGGAATAGAAAAAGCCTATAACTTTACAACTCAAGCAGTATCTTTTGGTTTAACACTACCTGAGAAAAATAATCCTATCTGGCAAGATGATTTTTCAGCAGACAAAGTTAAAGAAGCCTGGAATAAATCTAGAGATATATCTGCTGGTCGCTCTATTCAAAGAACTCTGGTAGGCAGACCATTAGATGTAGCGGAAGATATATTTAGCGGCATAGCAAAGACTGTAAGTTTTGGTAAACTTTCTGGTGCTGATAAATTTTTACAAGACCATGTATTATTTGCTGCTAATGACTTTGATATATTTGATAAGAAACAAGCCGAAGAGGCTTTCCGTGAACAAAACTATGGACGTTTCTCATCGTTTGGCACAGATGTAATATCTAGATTTATGCTTGACCCTACCATTATTGGTGGTAAAATAGTTAAAGGGTATAAGGCTATTAACTATACCGTCAAAGGCGTTAATGAATTAAATGCTATCCTTACTGGAGAAAAAACTGGATTCAGAGCCAGTAAAGTAAAAGCAACTTTTAATGATTTTATTGTAAAGACTGATGACTTAGATGCCGCTGATTTGTTTAGAGTTAAGGCTATAAGAGAATCCTCAAACCCAGCATCCTTTGCAGATTTAATTGCTGATGCAAACAAAATTGAAGATATTACAATCCGTCATACCGCTAAAGCAGATATTATTAAAATGGCAATGGGTGATGCTGGCGCAGCAAGTAGATTGCTAGCAAGTAATCGTGCACTTGCCGTAAAAGTTGGTAACCTACAAGATGAAGTTACTGGTGCTAAATATTTAGGCGCAGGATTAGATAAACAAACTGGTCAACTTACATTTGATTTGGTAAATAAAGGGACTGATTTAGAAAAGGCTGTTGAAAACGTAGCCTTATACGAAGATGAACTTCGTCAACTACATCAAAAATTAAATGCCGAAGCAATATTAGACCCTACAAGAATACCTCAATTTAATCAATTATCAAAAGCACGCCAAGCAATATCTGGTAGTCAAAAATTTATTGATTTACGTGTGGGTGCTGCTGGTGCCCCAGTTAGATTCTTGACAGGTTTCTTTTATAAGCGTCCTCGTTTTTGGATTGATTTTACGGACAATCAATCAGTTCAAACCGTAGATAACATGCTTAATCGTGTTCGTGGTATTGCTGGAAAACAAGAGCAGTTATATCTAAAACAAATTAATGTAATAAATAACACATTAAATACAAAAACTTTACAGCCAGAAGAAATTAAATCTTTACAAACTCAAATTAAAACAATTGAAGATGACCTTAAGAAGGCTTCCTTTACGGTAGAACGTAAGTCTGAATTGTTTAATGAATATGTTGGTGCTACAAATGCTGCAGAACGTGCTAACGCTTTTCAAAAAATTGAACAAGAACTGTTTAGTACCGTTGCAAAACAATTTGGATTTGATGAGTCTGATGTTCGTGCAGGCTGGCAGTTATTTTCTGGTGGCCGTGCTAAAGCACAAAATATTATTCGTGAGAGAGCCTATACAGGAGCAACAAAAACTTTACCAGATGGTAGAATAGTTCCAGTTGGCTCTAAGGTTACACCAATTCTTGGCTCTGAAGACTTAAAATATATTATTCCATTGCCATTAAATGAAACTCAACTAGTAAAACAATTACCAGTTCTTGATATTGATACAATGTATTCGGCATTAAATCGTTTATCTAGGGCTAGAAGGTCTGATGCGGTTGGAGTGTATTACAAAGCCCGTGCTGGAACCACTGATGTTATAGATGGTTTAGATTCTTTAATCAAATTTGAGGTGCTTGCTCGCCTTGGTTACCCTGTTCGTAACGTAACTGAAGGATTAATGCGTATTCTTACAACTGTTGGCCCTATGGCTGTACTTACTGGTATACGTGAATCTTCTAGGAACATGATTGCCAATAGATTTACTGGCGCATCGCTAGATGATATATATCGTTGGTCAGATGATGTGAAACTTGAGACTCATCGAGATGAATTAAGTGCTATACGTGATATTGCTGATGACCCTGAACTTATCAAATCTCAAATAAAAGAAATTGATGCAATGTTAGATGGCACTCTTAAGGTTGAAGATAAATTTGGTCTTGGTTTAAGAGAAGTAGATGGCATTAAATATGAAGATGCATTAGGTTCTACACCTGAGCAGGCTGAGTTTATTAAAAATCGTTTTATTAGAGAATCTGCACGTATTGTAGATGCACATTTTTCTAACTCTAAGACTAAATTAACTAACGCGTTTGAAACTACTGGTGACTTTGTAGTAATTAAAGGTGACGACCCTAACTGGGCTCAGGCATATGAAAGAGTTGTAAACCGTCAGGTACGCAATTCTAAAATTACGCAAATTCTTTTGCAAAATAAACCAAGAGAAGAACTTATTGCCGAAGCAGAAAAATTTCTTTTAACAACAAAAGAAGGCCGTGTTATTATGCGCGACCTTGGTATGGGCAGAGATGCTCTTGCTATAGCAGAAGCAAACATGGATAACATTGATGAGTTATTTCCATCATTTGCGGTAGGCTTAAAGGAAATTGCTAAGGGCCGTAAAATTACTGGCGATGACATTAAGAAAGTTTTTGGTACAGATACATTAAACTACCCAGCAGTTAATGCTGCTCAGGTAGGTGCCGCTAACGGAACAGCGGCAGCAGTTAAATTTTTTGCTGGAATAAGAGATAAATTCTATAAGAACTTTGGTGAATTACCAGAATCAAGTCTTGTTCGCCATCCTATGTTTGTTGATTTATATCGCAAACGCATGGATGCATCTATAAGAAATGCTATTGATACATATCCTGGAGATACAATTCCGCCAGAATATATTCGTAAACTAGAGTATAGTGCTCGCCAATGGGCTAGAGCAGAACTTCGTCGTTCTCTTTACGATACATCAGAACGTGTAGATGCAGCATATACAATGCGTTACATCTTTCCATTCTTTGGTGCATTCACAGATGTTGCTGAAAAATGGAGCAGAATTGTAATTAATGACCCATCCGTTGTACGTAAAATGGAACTGGTTTATAATTCCCCTGACCGTATGGGCCTTACAGAAGAACGTGATGGAAGAACATACATTAACGTACCTGGTGAATGGGTAAAGCGTGGTTCTTTTGGTTTAGTTGATAGACCATTAGCAATTCCTAAAACAAGTCTTGATTTATTATTCCAAGGTAATGCTTGGTGGAATCCAGGCTCTGGATGGTTTGTTCAGATTGCTGCGTCTCAATTAATTAAGGCAATACCTGATTTAGAACGTAACAGTTTGATTAAGACTATATTACCTTATGGCCCAACTGGTACAAGTCCTGCAGAATTTACTAAAGATTTATTTATTCAGAACCAAGCATTGCGCAAGGCCTGGGCTAGGTTTGATGAGAATGACCCAACACGTCGTAACCTAACAGTTCTTATTGCTATGGAAGAAAACCATAAGTTCGATAATGGACTTAGAACTTCTCAACCAAGTGCTAAAGAAATTGACAATAAGGTTAAAAGAATTCTTGCATTAGAAGTTGCTGCAAGAGCAGTTCTTCCTTTTGCTACTAACCTACGTTCTCCTTATCAATTTTATATTGATGAGTTCCAAAGATTACGTGAAGAAGACCCACAGAATGCATCAGAAAAATTTTATGATGCATATGGAGAAGAATACTTCTTGTTCTCTACTAGCCTATCAAAGAACAATACTGGTATAGCAGCAACTGTAGATGCAGAAAAACGTTCTAGAGAACTTTCTGACATAATTGCAAAGAATCCAGAGTATGGATGGTTTGTAGTAGGAGATGTTAACGCTGGTGAATTTTCACCCAGCGTATATCAGAGCCAAAGAAATACTCCTGTTGCTCCTGGTAGCACAGAGAAGTTTCGTGAGTCACAAGACCCATACAAGGCTGTAGCCGCTACTCAAGCGGAAAAGGGTTGGATTGTTTACAATCAAGGTCTTGAATTTATAGAGTCACAACGTATTGCAAGAGGCTTACCTAATCTAAATGGAGTAGCAGCCGAAGATTTAAAAGAACGTAAGCAAAAATTTATTTCCGACCTTGAAGCAGAGAATCCTGAATGGGCTAAAGTTCGTGGAAAATTAGACACTAATAAAGTTGTTAACTTTTTAAAGTTTTCTAAAGAGTTAACCTCTGACCCTAGAACTAAAGATAGAAATGATATCAAAGCAATTGCTGATTATTTAGATGGAAGAGAATATGTTAGACAAATTCTTGCATCTAGAAGCAGTAAATCAATTGATGCTGTTGGCAATGCAGATTTAAAAGAAATGTGGGATACATTCACTAGCCAATTGCTAGATGAATACATTTCTTTCAGTAGAGTATATACAAGAGTCCTCGAAAAAGATGACCTTACGAAGGGATTATAATGGCTAATGGTAGCGATAAGGGTAAGGCTTTAGATATTTTATATGGCGGCGGAGGCAGTGATAGTGTCGGTGGTAAAGTATTCATAGGCCCTGGTAGAAAAGCAACTGTTAATGTTCCTGGAATTAATATAGATGTTGAGCAAGAAGTTGACACCACAACAATAGCAGAGGCTAAAAAACGCTACTTTAGAGATAATAAAATACAAAGTGGATGGCTTGTTACTCTTAAGAAAAATGGTTATGGAGACGTGAGTCCTCGCCAAGCCCAAGCATTATATGAACTATCAATTGATGGTGCTGGTGAATTCTATCAAAAGTCAGGTGGAGTTCAAAAGATAACTCCAGAAAAATATCTACAATGGTACTCTAAAGATACTGGGATATCTGGTTCTGGTGGACCTAAGATTAGTGTACAAAAATATTTATTTCAACCAGAAGAAATCCAATCAATAATTGACGATACATTAAAATCCTCATTAAACCGCAAGGCTACAGAGGATGAAACAAAACAATTTTATACTGCTATTCAAGATATGATTAATCAAGGTACGGTGACTACTACCAAAAAAGTTGGTGGAAAAACCATAACCGAAACAACACCTGGCTATAGTAAAGAAAAAGCACAGGCAGTTATTACAAGTAAGTTAAAAGAACAATCACCTCAAGACTTTCAAGAAAAAGCAAGTTTAGATTTTGGTGACTTTTTAAGAAAGTTGGGGGGATAAATTGGCTGTTACAGATGCAACCGCATATGGCATTACCGCTGACTTAATTAAAGCATTTCCTGAACTTAAAAAAGTTTATGATTTATTTGTTGCTGGTGATTTAACTCAGGCTCAGTTAGAATATTTTAACACTGCATACTATAAAGGTCTTACCACAACATCTAAGAATAGAACAGCAACTAAGGCTAGCCAACCTGGAGTATACACACAGGAATTAGAAGCGTTTAAAGTAAGACAACGTCAACGTCTTATTGCCAAGGGCATTAATTTAGATGAAGCAACTTTTAATACTACAATACAGGATGCTTATGATAAAGGTTTAGATGATAATCAAATTGACCTTCAAGCATTTTCAAAATTTAAAGGGACTATAGGCGGAGATACTTTAGGTAAGGTTCAATCACTTGAAGAATACGCTGATACTTTTGGTATGTCTTATGGTAAGACTACATTAGATTCCTGGTCACAAGGTATATTCTCAGGAACTAATACCTTAGCAGATATTCAAGAAAAGATTCGTAGAGATTCCGCTAGTGCATATCCTGTTTTTGCAGATGATATTAATAAAGGAACTAGTGTTGATGCACTTGCATCTGCCTACAAGTCTTCTATGGCAAACATATTAGAAATTGATGCGGACACTATATCCTATACTGACCCTACATTTCGTAGAGCATTACAATATGTTGGTCCAGATGGTAAGCCAGCACTTAAACCTATTTGGCAATTTGAATCAGAACTTCGTCAAGACCCCAGATGGGATTTAACTGACAATGGTAGGGCTACAGTTGATTCATTATCACTTAAAGTTCTTAAAGATTATGGATTGGTGGCAGGCTAATGGCAAGTAAAGATGCTCAATATGATGCAAAAATAGCGGCTGCTCAAGCGGCTGCGGCTGCGGCTGCAGCAGCGCCAAAAGACTCAAATTATTTTACAAATTTAGGCCAACAACTAGTGGGCTCAATAGGCTACTCTGGTATGACGGCAGACCAAATAGCGGGTGAAAGACGTAGAGAATATACTGGAAGTCCATCTGGTTATCAAATAGGAATGGCAGACTCAGCAGCAGCAGCACAAGCCAAAATAGATGCAGCAAATGCAGCAGCAGCAGCAAAAGCAGCAGCAGATGCACTTGCAAAAGCCCAAGCAGACGCAGCGGCAGCGGCAATAGCAAACAATGCAATAGCACTGGCAAAGGCACAAGCAGCATTAGCAGCGGCCCAGGCAGCAGCAAATGCAGCAGCAAGTGTAGCAGCAACTACGGCAGCAACCGCAGCACAAAATACAGCAGCAACGGCAGCAGCAACTGCAGCAGCCGAGGCTGAAAAAGTTGCAGCACAACGTGAGTCTATTGGTAAAATTGTAGCAGATAGATTTGCTCAATACGGACTTTCTTCACTAGGAAATAAAGTTTTAGAATTTGCTCGTCTAGGCTATACTGAGGCCACAATCACTTTAGAGTTACAGAAAACAGATGAATACAAAGCAAGGTTTTCTGCTAATACTGAAAGACAAAAAAAGGGTTTATCAGTTCTTAGTCCAGCAGAGTACTTAAGTGTTGAAGATGGCTATCGTCAAACATTACGTGCTTATGGGTTAAAACAATTTGACAATGATACATATGTAAAACAATTTATAGAAAATGATATGTCTCCATCAGAACTATCATCACGTGTAGTTACAGCAGTTCAAAGAGTTCAAAATGCTGACCCTTTAATTTCTAGAACATTACGTGATTATTATGGAATTGGTGACCTTGATATGGTTGCTTATGTTCTTGACCCTAATCAACAATTACCTAAGATTCAACGCCAGGTTGCAGCAGCAGAGATTGGTTCAGCAGCAAGACTTCAAGGACTTGAGGCTGGGGTATCTGTATCAGAGCAACTTGCATCACAAGGTATTACTCAAGCAGAAGCACAAAAGGGATATGCAACTATTGCAGATATATTACCTACATCAGAAAAATTAAGTTCTATCTATGGAACTCAACTTCCAGGATACGGACAAGCAGAAGCAGAGCAAGAAGTATTTAATACTCTAGCATCTGCACAGCGTAAACGTAAAGCATTATCTGAAGCAGAGACAGGACAGTTTTCCACTAAATCTGGAATATCTAGAACATCTCTCTCACCAAGAACTGGCGCAGGCCAGTACTAAATAGAATCCTGTGTGACCCACCAGCCCACACAGCGTAAAAGACTGGTAGCAAGAGCCAGACCGATTCCCCGATTGGGACCTGTGGCTTGCGACTAAACAAACGAATAGAAGG